TGACGGTCTGAGCGATTACATTGAACGCTTTCTGCTTCGTCCTCTTCGCAATCTACAATTTGGCACTCACGACAGGGATAAAGAGTATTACGTGAAGGACGAAGAAAGTGGTGATGTAGATGCCGAACATGAGGAATAACTTTGTCGTTCGGAATCCAGTCGCTGACGATAACCAGGCTGAACTTTATCTGCACTTCCCTTCCGATCACCCGATGGGAAATCCGAAGACGTGCGACAATGTGTTAGAATGGGTTACTTTCTTTCGCAGGAATTTACATAGGTTTGTCATAGATTATCTTGGAATAAAGCTGCATCTGTTTCAGATAATTTGGATATACCTTATGGGTATAAGCCAGTTTATCGTTACGATAGCAAGCCGCGCCGCGTCAAAGTCGTTTATAATTGCCTTGTATGGTTGCTGCCGGTGTATCTTATATCCTGGCTCTATCATAATTCTTTGTTCTTCCACAAAGGGACAAAGCAAACTGTTGGTATCGGATAAGATAGAAAAGGAATTGATGCGGTATTCTCCCGTTTTACGGAAGGAAATATCCGGCATAACTGCGAATCAAAATGAAGTCGTAGTTACTTTCAGAAACCATAGCACAATTAAAGTTGTTACTGCAAACGATAACGCTCGTGGAAACCGCTCAACAACTGTTGTCCGCGAAGAGTGCAGACAAATCAAAAAATATATAGATGACAGTATTCTCTCGCCGTTCCAGATTGTGAGACAGACTCCGTATAACACGACGGAATACTACTCAAAGATGGATGACCTACAGGAGGAACCGATTGATATATATATTTCGTCCTCATGGTTTGATAACGGGAGTGAAGACGCATGGATGTGGGATATTGTAGATCAAGCGTTCGACGGAATGATGAAAGGTGATTCATCCTGTTTGTTGCTTGCATTTGACGAGTCTGTTGCGTTAAAGCATAGAATCAAAACGCAGAAGTATTTCCAGACGGAGAAAAAGAAACAAGACCCAATTACGTGGGAGCTTGAATTTCTAAATACCCGTTTGAAGGAAAATCGTTCTGCGTTTTTTACATACAGTATGCTTTCAGAGAATCAACGCGCGAAAAGACCATTTTACCCACGCACGTTGATTGACTTCAAAATGGGTAAAAAGAATCCTTACGATATTTCAAAGCAACAAGGTGAAATAAGAATTGTTGCCTGTGATATGGCGTTTATTGAGAATAAGAATAACGACAATTCTATCTTTTCTTGTATTCGGCTTTTGCCTGAATGTACAACTTATACCAGAGAGGGTTCTGAAAATATAACGGTTGATAATGGTTATCGCAGGATTGTTTGTTATCTCGAATCTATTCAGGGCGGAGACATAGTAAAACAGGCGATCCGAATTAGAGAGCTATTTGAGGATTTTGGCGCAGATTACTTAATTCTTGATATGCGCAATGCTGGCGTGGCCGTGTACGATTTATTGGCGAAGGTCATGTATGACGAAGAACGCGGTGTTGAATATATACCGCTTTCTTGCATGAACGACGAATCCATAGCGAACCGGATTAAGATCGAAGGTGCGCTGCCCGTTATATACGTTGTCAACGCTACGCAAAAGCTGAATAGCGATATTGCGCTCGATTTCAGGCGTGTTCTGGAATCGAAAAAAGTTGATTTGCTTGTCTCTCTTGAAAAGGCATCCGAGGAAATCTTGCCTGATTTCAAAGAATACATGACTGCGGTTGACCTTGATGTGCAGTTGTTTTATGAAGCTCCGTTCCTCGAAACGCAAGCTCTTATCAGTGAAACAACAAGTTTATTATATGAGAAAAAGGTGCAGACCGGTGCTATTGTTATATCTGAACAAGGAACAAATCGTAAGGATAGATATACAAGCGTATCTTATGGGAGCTATTTTGCATCAATGCTTGAAAAGGATTTGGTGTCTAATAGTGATGATTATGAATATTCTGTAATAATTAACTGAGAAAGGAGGAAGAAAGATGGATGTTGAAATAGATATGACAGAAGGACAGACGAAGAGAAAAGTCGGTAGACCAAAAAAGACAGATGGTGTTAGTTCGGAGTTTAATTCATATTCGTATCGTGTGGCGAACTCTAATTTTTGGTTCGGTTTTAACATATTTGATTACTATAACGAAAATGATCTTATTGAACTTGTCAGAGACCCTATGGGACATAATGATATGTTACGTGAGATTTCTCTTATTCTTTATAGCACGAATGGAGTTTACACCAACACGGTTGATTATATGACTGCAATGCCGACGCTTGAAAGAGTTATTGTTTCTCACGGAAAAAACTCTGAAAAGAAAAGGAAGAACAAAGAACTTATGTCTTCTACTTTACGTACAATCAAAGACAAGGAGATTGTACGGGATGCTTTATGGCGAGGAATGGTTGAAGGAATCGCGTTTTACTATTTTGAAGTTGCCGGAACGACGAATGATTTGAAAAAGTATATGTCTGATTTTGACGTAGAAAACATTGCAGAAATCAATGAGCTTGGTGTGAATGTGAGTATTGTTTCGCTTCCTGCAAACTATACGAAAATTGTAAGTATAAAGAATAACTCTTATGTGATTGCTTTTAACCTTGCATATTTCAATGATGCAGTCGGCGAATCGTTAGAACTGAAATTGAGAAAGTACCCCGCCGAGATAAGAGAAGCATATAAGGCGTGGGCAAAATCGCCGCAAATCGGGAACTGGAAAGTTCTTGATAATACAAAAACAATCGTACATAAGATTCGTTCAAAGCGCGATGAAAAATATGGTAGACCGCTTGTTCTTGCCGCAATCGCAGATATTCTTTATAACGATTATTTTACAAATACTAAAAGAAATATTCTCGACGAAATCAATAACAAAATAATCTATCAGACTTTACCAGAGGGTAAAGATAAAGGCACATGTGCTCTTACAAAGACACAACAGGAAAACCAACACAACATAGTAAAGAACGCTGTAATGTCAAAGAACAATCGCGGCGGAATCTCATTCTTTACTGTTGCAGCCGGTACGAAACTTGATTCTATTGACACACATAATACAGAATTATTCGATGATAAGAATGAATCTGGACTTACAGAAAAGATTGCAACAGATTTAGGTATTGCCGCCAGCTTGCTTTCTGGCGTTGGTTCCGGAAGTTATTCTGCACAAGTAAATAATCTTGAACTTCTCTCCGCTCAGATATTCCAATGGACTGCTCAAATCGAAGCTGAATTGAATAAGTGTATTTCATATAACATAGTTCAAGATACAAAAAATCGCGTTGAATGTCATTATCTCGAAATTACTTATGCAAACAAAGAAGAAACGATCTCGAACGCAAAAGATCTTTTCTTGCAGGGAAGAGGTTCTTTACAATATTGGGTTGCAGCTTGCGGCATTTCTCCCGAAGCATATTTCGCCCTTCTTGACGAAGAGGTTGAGGAAGATTTTGAACATAAATATCCCGTTCATGCTACCTCATATAACACGTCTGGCGATCAGTCTCCAGGAAGACCGCCTGACAACACAAGCAATAACGAGAATACATTGCAGAGCAAATCAAATAATTCAAACGCGATGCCGAAACCGTCTACGAGGTAATGGGATATGGGAAAAATAAATCCGAATTCTACATATACAATGAATGGTGTTCGAGTTAAAGAAAAAATCATACCAGATAGTATGAAATGGACGAACGCTACACAAGCAAAAAACGCAGGATTCAGTGTTGGGAATAAATACAAGGCTTGCCAGAAATTGTCATCAGGCTCAGGAAAAGTTCAGTATGTAACAATTCACAATACAAACGATCTTGCTTATGTCGTTGATGACGCGGAGCAATATGTTCTTGCCACATATAATGAGGCGATGCTTTCTTCTCGCGTTCATTTTTATATTGATGAAAACGGCGCATGGCAGACGCTTCGCGCCGGTACTGGATTATGTGCGAACGACTCCTTTGGACAAGCAGAGGTCGGATGGCATTCGGGCGATGGCTCTGTTGCATCCGGTGGGAATCAGACAAGCGTTGCTCTTGAAATCATTATGAGTGAAAGTACAGCGTCGGACAAAGTTGCTTACGATAACGGCGCAAAAATCGCTGCATGGCTTCTTTGGAA